ATCGTCCGCGCCAAGACCGTATCCACCAACGACGTCACGCTCGAGGGCATCAACACCACCAACACCACGGTCTATCCAGCCGGTACCGGCACGGGCTCGATCCGCCGCATCACCGCCTGGACCAACCTGTCACAGGTGCGCGCCGACGGCATCAGCAGCTCCGGCGGCGAGCAGCAGTTCATCGACCTGACCGAGGTGGACGACGAGGACAGCCGCGAGGCGCCGACCATCCGCTCGCCGCAGCGGCTCAACCTGATCACCCACGACGACATCAGCCTGCCGTGGTACGCCACCGTGCTCGCCGCCGACGATTCCAAGAGCCCGGTCGGCTTCCGGGCGACCTTCCGCAACGGCAGCAAGCTCGTCGCAAACGCCATCTGGTCGATCGCCCGCGTACCGCAGATGGGCGGCAACGACGTCCTCAAGACGCCGATCGCGCTGGCCTTCTCGGCGCAGCCGGTGCGCTACGCGACCTGAGCGGGGCGGCCATGTACAAGCTCACCCCGCCGCCGTCGACCTTCGTCGCCGACGCCAGGTTCACCGTCCCTGGCCAGGCCGAGCCTGCGCTCATCAAGGTCGAATGGCGCTACAAGAGCAAGGACGACCTGCAGGCGTGGATCAGGACGCGCGACGGCGTCGATCACCTCGAGTCGCTGGCCGAGGTGATCGCCGGCTGGTCCGAAATCTGCGATGCCGACGACCAGCCGCTGCCGTTCTCGCGCCAGGCTCTGGCCGTCCTGCTCAACAGCTACCCGGCCGCCGGCCGCGACCTGGTCGGCGCCTACATCGGCGCGCTCTTCGACTCCCGCCTGGGAAACTGAGGGCGGCGGCGCAGGCGCTGTGCCAGGCGCCGCCCGACGCCGGCCTGCTGGCGATGGGCTTCGAGGCCAGCGACTTCGAGGACGACGAAGGCCTGGAAGTCTGGCCGGAGAACTGGCAGGCGGTGAGCATCTTCAGCCGGCTGCAGACGCAATGGGCGGTCGGCGGCATGAGCGGCCGCCTGGTCGGCCTGCGTTACGAGGCGATCGAGCCGGTGTGCCGGCTTTCCGGCGTTAAGAAGCGCCACCGGCCGGCGCTGTTTGACGCGCTGCGGGTGATGGAAGAGGCGGCGATGGCAGTGCTCAACGCGCGCAAGGGAGGATAGATGGCAAACGAACTACGGGTACGGGTCAGCCTCGACGGCGCCGCGCAGGCCTCTGCCGACGCGCAGCGCATCCAGCAGGGGCTCAAGCGGATCAATACCGAGGCGTCCGCCGGCCACCAGGCAGCCGCCGGCGTCGCCAAGATTTCCGAAGAGGTCGGCAGCCTGGCGGCCAAGGTCAATGCGATGGCAAGCCTCGGCAAGACGCTGCTGATCAGCAGCGGCGTCCTGGCCAGCGTGCACGGGCTGGCGTCCGCCTACAGGGACGCCGCGATCCAGGCCGACAAGCTCAAGAACACCTACGCCTTCGCCTTCGGTTCGTCCGGCGCCGGCGCCGCCAACCTGGCCTACGTCAAGAGCACCGCCAGCAGCCTCGGCACGGCGCTGCTCGCTACCGCCGACGCTTACGGCAAGCTCGCCGCGGCGAGCGTCGGCACCAACCTCGAAGGGACCAAGACCCGCGCGATCTTCGAGTCGATCAGCAAGGCGAGCACGGTCGTCGGCCTGTCATCGGAAGAAACGCGCGGCGCGCTGCTGGCCGTGCAGCAGATGATGAGCAAGGGAACGATCCAGGCCGAGGAGCTGCGCGGCCAGCTCGGCGAGCGGCTGCCGGGCGCTTTCGGGATTGCCGCCCGGGCGATGGGCGTTTCGACCGCCGAGCTCGGCAAGATGCTCGAGCAGGGAAAGGTGCTGTCGGATGACTTCCTGCCCAAGTTCGCCGCCGAACTCGAAAAGACCTTCGGCGCTTCGGCCGAGCGTGCCGCCAACAGCTTCCAGGCGCAGCTCAACCGCGTGGACAACGCCTGGGAGTCGTTCAAGATGGCGCTGGCGGCGCCGGGGCCTGGCGGCGGCGTACCGGGCGCGATCGACGGCATGGCCGAGTCGCTGAATACCGCGGCCGCCAACATGGAGCGCCTGACAAAGAACGGCGAAGGCTTCTGGAACTTCGTCAAGCGCCTGTCGATCGCCACTGCGTCGATCGGCAAGGATATCGCCGGCTGGGTGGGCGGCACCGGCTCGTACAGCGGCAAGGACGTCGCCCGCGACGACCGCTGGATCAACCGCAAGCTCAACGAGATCGCCCGTCTGCGCGCTGAGGCGGCGGATGATCCGGCCTTGTTCAGGGGCGACCGCTACAGCGCCACCGCCCGGCTGAAGATCGCCCAGCAGGAGCTCGACGAGGCGATCGCCGTGCGCAACAGCAACCCCGGCAAGATCCAGCTGCGCGACAAGGAAGGCGCCCGCGAGGCCGCCAAGAAGCACCTCGAAGACCTGGCGTCCGATCGCCTGAAGCTGTACGACGCCTTCAATGCCGAGGTGGCCACCCGCGACGCCAAGCTCAAGAAGACGCTGGAGCTGGAGACCTTCGACAAGAAGTGGGCCGGCATGGCGGCCGAGAACCCGGCATTCTTCGCCGAGGCGCGCGCCAAGCTGGTCGCCAACCTCGACGCGGCGATCGCCCGCGAGGCGGCCAAGGGCGGCAGCAAGGGTGCTGACCCCGACCGCCTGCACGCCGCCCGGCTGCGCGAGCTGCAGCAGCAGGCAACGCAGGAGATGCACGAGCTGCAGGCGGCCGATCGCCAGCGCAAGGCGATGGACCGGGCGCAGGCGGCGATGAACCGCACGATCGACAACCTCGAGGATACCTATCGCCGGCAGAACGCGATCTACGACGAGAAGCAGATGACCGAGCCGCAGCGCGAGCTGGCCGCGGCGCTGCGCAAGGTCGAGGAAGCCGCCGACGCGGCGCGCGAGGCGCTGTCGCAGAAGGCGGCGACGCTCGAGGTTGACGACGTGCAGGCGCTCGAGGCCTACCGCGCGGCGATCGAGCGGGTGAATACCGCCGAGAGCGCGCAGCTCGAGCAGGTGCGCTCGCTGCAGGACGAGCAGGAGCGCCTGAATGGCCTCTGGGAAACTGGCGCGCAGCGGGCGCTGACGAAGTACATGGACAGCTCGAAGAACGTCGCCGACGAGGTCGAGGAGGCCTTCACGCGCGGCTTCCAGGGAATGGAGGTGGCGCTGATGAGCTTCATCACCAGCGGCAAGAGCAACTTTGCCGATCTTGCCAAGGCGATCATCGCCGACCTGGCGCGCATCGAGTTGAAGGTGCTGCTGTTTGGCAAAGGCAGCGGCGGCGAGAGCAGTGGCGGCGGCGTTCTCGGTGGCCTGGCGGGCAAGGTTCTCGGCTGGCTCGGCGTCGGCGGCAGCTTCGGCACCAGCGGCACGACCAACAGCTTCATGACCAACGGCGTGGCGCTGAAGTCGGCCAACGGCAACGTCTTCTCCGGCGCGCCCAGCCTGCACCGCTACGCCAACACCGTCCAGGAGCGGCCGACGCCGTTTGCCTTCGGCACGCTGCATCGCTTCGCCCAGGGCGGCGTCTTCGGCGAGGCCGGGCCGGAGGCGGTGATGCCGCTGACCCGCGACCGCTCCGGCCGCCTGGGCGTCAAGAGCGAGGGCGGCAGCGCGGTGAATATCACGGTCAATGTCTCGGGCGCTTCCGGCAACCTCGGCGAAGTGCGCCGGGCGGCCGGCCAGGGCGCCCGCGAGGCGCTGACGGCACTCGACAGGGCACGCCGCTATGGCTGAGTTTCTCGAACAGCGGATCTCGGCGGCGATCTCCTATGGCTCGTCGTGGGCCGATGAGTACGAGGTGCAGATCACCCGCACCGCCGGCGGCGGCGAGTACCGCAAGCTGGTCCATCCCTATCCGGTGCGCCGCTTCCGGCTGCTTTTCCGCGCCGAGCGCGCCGACATCGGCGCCAAGGTGCTGGATCTGTACCACCGCTGCTATGGCAAGTTCGCGGGGTTTCGCGTCAAGGCGCTGGACGATTTCACGACCGCGGGCGACGGGCGCTCGGCGCCGACCAAGGACGACCAGGCGCTGCTCTACGTGTCGAGCGGCGTCTATCAGTTGCGCAAGGAGTATGGCAAGTCAGCCGCCGGCCTGGGTATCGGACGGCCCTTCCGCACCATCTTCAAGCCGGTGTCCGGCACGGTGCTGGTCGCCAAGAACGGCGTGCTGCTCAGTTCTGGCGTGAGTGTCGACACCACCACCGGACGGGTGACGATCAGCCCGGCGCCGAGCCATCCGGCCGACGTGATCACCGGCGGCTGCCAGTTCGACATCCCGGTGCGCTTCGATACCGCGCTCGACATCGACCAGATGGCGCCGAACCATCGCCAGCTCAACAACGTCGAGCTGGTCGAGCTGCTCGCGCCATGAAGTCCGTCGTCGCCGACTACCGCTACCGCGTGATCTGCTGCCGCATCGTGCCGCTCAGCGGCGCGACGATCCGCCTGACCGACCACCCGCGCGACCTGGTCATGGCTGGCGGCCAGGTGTATGCCAGCACCTCGGGCTATGAGTTTACCGGCTACTCGGCCGCCGACGGCTTCGCCCCGGCAAGCATGGATCTCGAGGGCATCGCCGGCGCCGCGGGCGTCAGCCGCGCCATGGTCGCCAGCGGCTATTTCGACGGCGCGCGCGTCTACGGATTCGCGACCACCTGGACGATCCCGGTAGAAGACCAGGAAGAGGTCAGCAAGGGGATATTCGGCGCTACGACGCTGCGCGACGACCGCTACCGGATCGACGGCCTGTCGCTGGTCGATGCCCTCGGGCAGACGGTCGGCGAGACCTTCGGCGCGCAGTGCCCGAAGGTCTTCCTGTCGCAGACCTACGCCGGCTGCATGGTGCCGGTGGCGGCCAACACGGTGACCGGCACGTTGACCGGGGTGGTCAGCTCGGCACGCTTCCAGGATACGGCGCGCGGCGAAGCCGCCGACGTCTTCGGTGCCGGCACGATCCAATTCACCACCGGGCCGAACGCCGGCTACAAGCCGCTGGAGATCAAGATTCATCTCGCCAACGGCACCATCGAGGTATTCGAGGCATTCCCCTTCCTGCCGGTGGTCGGCAACGCCTACACGATGACCCGCGGCTGCCGCAAGCGGATGGCCGACTGCCAGGCGCGCTGGAATGGCACGGCGACCTACAACAACATCGCCAACTTCGGCGGCTTCCCCTACATCCCGGCCGGCAGCGTCTATGCCCAGGCCGGCCAGGGCTGATGACCGCCGACGAGATCATCGCCGCGGCGCGCGCCTGCGTCGGCACGCCGTTTCGCCACCAGGGCCGGCAGCCGGGCGTCGGGCTCGATTGCGCCGGCGTGGCGGTGCAGGTGGCCAGCGCGCTGGGCTGCGCGGTGATCGACCAGGAAGGGTATGGCGATCGGCCAGCTCACGGCATGCTGGAGGCGATGCTCGATGCGCAGCCCTGCCTTGAGCGGGTGACAGATGACGCAGGGCCGCAGCCGGGCGACGTGCTGCTGATGCGCTTCAATGGCGATCCGCAGCACGTGGCGATCCTCGCCGGCGAGACGATGATCCATGCCTGGGCATCGCCCGGCCTGTGCTGCGAGCATGACGTCGACGCGACCTGGCGGGCGCGCATCGTGCGGGTCTACCGCTTTGTCGGGGTGACGTCGTGAGCAGCGCCGGGCAAATTCTCGGCGGTGTCGCCGGCGGCGTCGTCGGCTTCTTCACCCCGGTCGGCCCTTTCCTAGGCGCGCAGATCGGCCTCTCGCTCGGCGGCCTGATCGATCCTGGGAAGGGGCCGACGGTCAATGGCCCGACGCTCGACGACCTGACCATCCAGACCAGTACCTACGGCGCCACGGTGCCGCGCGTCTACGGCACGGTATCGGTGGTCGGCAACGTCTTCTGGCTGGAGAACAACCGGTACAAGGCGACGGTCAAGAAAAAGAAGAGCGGCGGCAAGGGCGGCGCCAAGACGACGACGCGCACCACGACCTACAGCGCGACATTTGCCGTTGCGCTCTGCAAGGGGCCGATCGTCGGCATCCGCCGGCTGTGGATCAGGGCCGACCTGGTCTATGACGCCGGCTCCAGCGACCCGAACACCATCGCCGCCAGCAACCAGGCAGCCGCCGGCTGGACGCTCTACACCGGTACCGACAGCCAGGGCGCCAGCCCGCGCATGCAGGCGACGCTCGGCGCCGCCAACACGCCCGCCTGGCGTGGCCTGGCCTACCTGGTGTTCGAGGATCTGGCGCTCGAGAAGTACGCCAACAGCCTGATGGGGGCGCAGATCAAGGCGGAGGTGTACACAGCTGGCGTGCTGTCGGCTGAAGCCGTGGCCAGGACCTTGCCGTCGTCGCAGCAGTGGGGCGCGATGGCCGCTTCGCCGACGACCGCTGTGGCAATCGCCACGGCTTTTTCGTCCAGCCAGTATGCGACCACGAACAACAGCGACGACTGGACGGCGCGCTCGATCACCAACTCCACCTATTACGACATCGCCTACGGCGGCGGCATCTTCCTGATCATCTCGAGCTACAACTCCTGTCGGTTTTCGATTGACGATGGTGTCAGTTTTTCGACGGTATCTGGGATGCCGGCATCCGGCTCGTCGTATGCCGCGGCGTGCTGGGGGGCCGGCAAGTTCTGCGTCATTCCGACGGGTGGCACCGTCTGCTGTACATCGTCCGACTGCATCACCTGGGCGACCGGGGCAATGCCCAACAGCCGCAACTGGAAAACCATCGCGCACAATGGTTCGGTCTTTTGTGCCGTTGCCTCCGGCACCAACATCTGCGCGACATCGGTCGATGGACTGAGCTGGGTCGAGCACACGATGGCCAGCTCGGCAAGCTGGCACCGTGTGGTCTGGAATGGCGCGCTGTTCTGTGCGGTCGGCAACACCTCGTGCAATACGTCGCCAGACGGCATTACCTGGACCGCGCGCTCGTTTCCCAACGGCTATGACTATCGAGAGGTGGCGGTTTACGGTGGCTATTTCGTCGCTACGGCCTACGCCACGCCGGCGGCATTTTCGCGCGATTGCATCACCTGGCAGACGTTCAATATGCCTGCCTACGGCGTGTGGTCCGCCCTGACCGTCTTCAAGAGCGGCTTTATCGCCGCGATGGAGGCCAGCACCACGGCAGCTCGGATCATTATTTCGTCGTCCGGCGTGCCGGTCGCACTGTCTGACGTGGTCTCTGCCGAGTGCCTGCAATCCGGGCTGCTGAGCGCCGGCGACATCGATGTCAGCGCCCTGACCAGCAGCGTGCGCGGTTACCGCATCGGCAGCATCGGCACGCTGCGCAGCGCCCTGGAGCCGCTGCAGGCAGCATGGCCGTTCGATGTCGTGCAACGGGGTTACAAGCTGACCTTCAAGCCGCGCGGCGGGGCTTCGGTGGCGACCATTTCCGCCGGCGACCTCGACGCGCGCGGCGCCGATCAGCAGGCCGGCGTGCAGCTTGCCAGCAGCCGCGAGGTCGACAGCCAGCTGCCCCGGCGGCTGACCGTGCGCTACCTCGACAGCGCCCGCGAGTATGACGTCGGCAGCCAGTACGCTGCACGTCTGGCGGCGGCGACGATCCGTGAGACGGTGGTCGATCTGCCTATCGTCCTGGACGCCGCAGAAGGAGCCGGCAAGGCCGAGGTCTTGCTCTACGCGGCCTGGCTGTCCCGCTTGCAGATGGGCTTCAACTTGCCGGCCAGCTACCTGCACCTGGAGCCGGCCGACGTGGTGACGCTGCCGACGCCGGACGGCTCGATCACCGTGCGCCTGACGCAGGTCAACTACACCAGCGACAACCGCGTCGAGTGCAAGGCGATGCTGGAGAGTTCGGCGGTCTACACGCCGGCAGCGCTCGGCGTGGCGCCCAGCACGACCGGGCCGACGACGCTGGCGCCGCTCGGCCCAGCGATCTACGCGCTGCTCGACATCCCGCGCCTGAGCAGCGGGCAAGATGTCGTTGGCTTCCCGGTGGCGATGGCCGGCGCCGATCCCACTTGGCCAGGCGGCGTTCTGATGCGCTCGGCAGACGCCGGCGCAACGTACGACGAGCCGCTCGACTTCGCTCCCCCAGGGGCGACGATCGGCACCGCGAGCACGACCATCGGCGCCGTCGAATCGCGCCTGATCGACGCTGCCAGCCGGCTGACGGTGACCCTCACCAGCGGCAGCCTTTCGGACTTTTCCGAGCTGTCGATGCTGGCCGGTGCCAACCACTTTGCGTACGGCGCTGCCGGCCGCTGGGAGATCATCGCCGCGCGCACCTGCACGCTGCAGAGCGGCTCGACCTACATCATCAGTAACATGCTGCGCGGACGCTTCGGCAGCGAGTGGGCGATGGGCCTGCACGCCACCGGCGATACCGTCGTCCTGCTCGATTCATCCGACCTGCAGATGCTCAGCCAGAGCAACGCCGATATCGGCGCGTCGCGCCTCTACCGCGCCATCACCGCCGGCCGCGACTTCAGCACCGACGCCGACCGCGCGATGACCTACGGCGGCGTCAATCTCAAGCCTCTGTCGCCGGTGTATCTCAACGGCGCGCGCGATCCCGGCACCGCCGACTGGTCGATCGAATGGATCAGGCGCACCCGCGTCGGCGGCGAGTGGCGCGACGGCGTGGACGCCGAGCTCGGCGAGGCATCCGAAGCCTACGATATCGAGATCTACGCCGACGGCAGCTATACCTCCGTGAAGCGCACGATCACCGCCGCTGCACCGTCGTGCGCCTACTCCAGCGCCGATCAGGTAACGGACTTCGGCAGCAACCAGGGCACCCTGTATATCCGGGTGTATCAACGCTCGGCGACCGTCGGCCGCGGCTACCCCCTCACCACATCGATCACGAGGTAGAAAATGTCCCACAGCACATCGCTACTGGACCTGGTAGCACAGTCGCAAGCCAGCAAGGAAGTCACCGTCAACGCCGCCCTCGACGCCGCGTCGCCGGCCATGATCTTCGGCCGCAGGGCGTCCGCTTCGTCTGGCCTTACTTGGGGATACTACGGCGGCACCATGCTCGTCGACGGCGCCCTGACCGCCATCGCCAACGGTACCCTGACGCTGGCCGCCAGTCAGACGATCTACGTCCAGGCCACCCGCGCCGGCGTCGTCTCATCCAACACCACGGGCTACAGCGCCGGCCAGATCCCGCTCTACACCGTCGTCACCGGCGCCAGCTCGGTGACCAGCTACACCGATCACCGCAGCTGGGTAGAACCCCGCCACCTGACCAGCCGCGCCACCATCACCCTGACCGCGTCTGACGTCACCCTGACCGCCGCCGAAGCGCGCTGCCGCCACCTCACCATCACCGGCGCCCTGACCAACAACCGAAGCGTGATCGTGCCCAACGATTGGGANNGTTCTGCAACAACACCGGCGCCTATACGACGACCATCAAAACGGCGGCCGGAGCGGGCATCGTAGTAGCCCAAACCAAGCACGCAATCTTGCTCGCCGACGGGGTAAATGTGGTGCGTGTTACGGCGGATGCCTGATAATTAGGCTCTCGCTGTAATTGTGTTGCGTGCCGAGTAATATTTCTCCCGGCGATTTATCGCGCAATTCCGGCTACATTTATCGCGCGCCGCTACATCCCGGCCCGACCGGCGACAGCGTTCCTGGTTTGCCGGCACCGATGTCCCGATAGAGGTGGGTGATGATCCCCTCGGGCAGGTTGTAGGCCTCGATCAGGCTTTCCAC